GCCTACGGGAGACCACGGGCCAGGTATCCATGAAGGCGACATAACGCAGATAAGTCTCCATCCAATCTACGCAAGTTCCAAAGGCAAAATCCTGCAGCGGCAGTTCGGGTGGACCGGCGGTGAATACGGGAAGTCGTCGCGGTCTTCCTCTTCCAAACCATGAAGCGGCGAGCATATTGGACACGTCCGCTCGTCCAGCACCGCACTCCACACCCACAGCCGCACGTCCTCTTCGTCCCACACCTGACGCTCCGATTGCGTAGCGACGGTCCAGATCGACTGCGCAATCGTTGCCTCTACGCGGTTGCGAATCGCGTTGAGCACCGTGCCCTTGCGGATCGTCAGTTGCGGACGGCCGCGGTTCACCACCTCCGGCACGATCTGCTTCACAATCTCGTCGGTGGTCAGGCCCTGCAACAGCCCGCGCTCCACCGTGCGATCCACCAACTTCAAGATCGCCTTCATGAATTGACTGGGGCTGCGCCGCTGGAAGTAATTCCGCAGCGAATAGCCCCCAAACACCTTCACCAGATCCAGCAGCTCGCCAGCAGTGAAGAAGCTGTAGGTGCTGCCATCTCCGTTGAGATGGTCGTGCGCCATGCCCAGCGTCGTGTACTGCAGGCGCTCCAACTCCTGGCCCAACAAATCGCGGAACGTGTCGTTGAAATCAACCAGCGCGTCTTCCAATAGCGGCCGGATGTTCTGGTAAGCCAGGCGGCGTGAGAGTCCCTCGTCCGGGACACTCAGGCGGATCAGGTCGCGGATTCGCACCACGCTCGCCACCAGTAGCGGGCGCAGACGGGCGAATACATCCCGCTCGATCGACCGCAGCTCACGGTCGATCCGGCGCAGGTAAGCCTCGTTGTTCACTTGGACTTGTGCTTACCGGGGCGCAGTGGTGTCGGCAGCGTGCTGCTGCCTGTCTGGCTGCCCTTGCCTGCTTTGCCGCTGGCCACACCGCCCTGCTTCGCACCCACGCTGGTGCTGGTGGAGCCTGGTGCCACCGGGTCGGGGGCGTGCTCAGCCTGGACCGCAGCCAGCTCGTCGGCTTTCTCCACTTCGCGGGCCATCTGCTCGTCCAGATAGTCCTGCGCCTTGGTGATCACCTCCTGGATGTCGATGTAGGCCGGCAACACCTCGCCTTCTTGCAGGATGCGCAGCAGCGTCTCCTGGTCGATCGCACCCTGCATGAACAGCTGCAGGTAGGCGGTGATCTGGTTGCCGTCGATCAAGCGGTTCTCGTAGTCCCGCGGGATCGACACCGTAGGTGGCTCCTTGCCCGCGTACTCGGCGGCCTGCTTCAGCATCACTTCGATGGCGCGGGCCAGGTCCTCGCTGATGATCGACATGATCGAGTCGCTGTCGATCCGGTCCAGACGCTTTGCTTCGGCCGCGGCGTTGGTGAGGTTCTGGCGGGCCAGGGTGCTGATGCCCAGGTTGCTGATCTGGTCCTCCATCGTCTGGAGACACTTCAGCTGCGACTCATACGCATCGGCGGTGGGCTCTACATACATCGCGTCGCCATCCGGCGGCAGCAGCACCGCGGTGTTGACCGACAACCCGATCGGGCGGCCGCTGTCCTCGTCAAAGCCCTTGAGCACCAAGATCGGCTGGGCGCCGACGTGGATGGCGTGGTGGTAGTCCGTAAATCGCTGGCAGTAGGCGATGTTCAAGTTCGCCACCTCCAGCAGCGGCGGGCGGCTCACCAGCGTCGATAGCCGGTTGCTGTAGACCGCCACCAGCGGGATCTCCTCTAGCGGGGTGGTGCCGCTGGCGTGCAGCTTCCAGCGACCTTCAATCGCGTCGTCGCGGCGCCACACTTCCCACCTGCCGGGCTCCAGCACGCGGATCTGCTCGATCACGTCCTCGGCAAACTTGCCCTTGCGCTCCACCACCGTCTCGAAGTAGCGCACCTGATCCAGGCGGCCCTGTGAGCGGTTGCCGCTGGTGCGCCAGCCCAGCACCTGCTGCGCACTGATCGGGATCAGATACGGCTGGCGATCCTTGCGCTGACGCTCCTCCAGCAGTGTGCGCGGCGCCTCGTCGTCCGGGTAATCGACCACCGCGCAGGTGTGGCCATAGAGCAGCGCATCCACCAGCAGGCGACGCGCAAATTCGTTCAGCGGTGTGCCATCACCGGTGACATCTTTGACCCACTCACTCCAATACTCCTCGTCGCCACCTTCGAGGTGGATGCCCTTGCGCAAGATGGTGCCCGCTGCTTGCGCCGCCAGGCGCTGCAGAAACGGAGGCATCACCGCATGGAAAATGCGGCGCTGATAAGCGTCGTCCGGCTCTTCCGGTTCACGCGGGATAATTGTTTCCGCGTTGGCGCGGATGGTTTTGGTGCCGCCGATGACCACATTGATGGTCTGCCAAAACGGCATCATTCCCAGCACCGCGCCGCTGTAAACAGATGGGTCCGCACCCATCTCTTCACTGGCGGGTACGGGATACGGGTACTTCGTGGGGGTGTCCCGACGACCGACGGGTACGCCGGCCAGCGGGGCGTTCCAGTCCGAGCCCTGGGGGTAGGTGGAGCCGGAAGTTTTCATGGCTTCAGTTTATCGGCGTCGCTAAAAGGGAGTAATCGCGTTAGGTCAGTGCAAGACACCGCCAATGCCTTCGCTGAGGAGCAGATCAAACGCTCCGTCCTCGAATGCACTGACGTGCTTGAGATGCGCCGCCTCACCCTGCAGGCGCTTGAACTCCTCAAGATGCAGCGGAAGGTGTTCGATGCCGTGATCCGCTGGCCTGGAGCCTGATCACCAGACCCGGAACTTGCTGTCGCCCACACCCCAGCGGCGTAGCGGTGCCAGGTAACTGATGGCATAGCCAAGGGAATCCACGGGGCCGGAGATGTCGTCCTTGCCGCCGATCCCCTTCTCTGGTTTGCCCGTCTTGTCGAATGCCTGCTGCTCCAGGGACTTGATCAGGTACTTGCAGCTCGGATGCACCTTTAACTTCGCTGCCAGCAGCAACACATTCACGCAGTTCACACGGTCCGCCACCTGCGGGTTGGACGACTGCGCTTTGACGGTGAAGCCGCCCTTCTTCAGCAGCGACAGGTCGGATTCGCTGGCGTTGGTGGTACTGCGCTGACGGCTGGCGGCGTCCGGGATGATCACGATGTTGCCGTCGGCAGCCTGTCTGGGATACTTCTCTTTCAGCAAACGCACCACAGCAGGTGTGTCTTTCGGGTAGTGCTCAGCAACAACGTGGAACTCGTCGCCACGGCGGACAATAACTTCTGTGAAGCAACACCCGACGTTGAAATCGACCCCAACAAGCAGACGATCATCATCCGCAATCTGGGAGTCGCACCAGTGAAGATCCCGGTCAAAGGGATGATAAACCGTCGTGTTTGCGAGGTTGGTGAACTCACCTTCGATGTAACTCGCAATGAGTTGGGGGTCGTAGTTCTGGTACAGCGATTCGACGAAACCCTCTGGGAGGTAGGGGTTGTCGGTGGTTTTGGCCTTAATTAGGCGGCGGTCTGTGTTATCACCTTGCTCGATGAAGGTGTTATACATCCAGCGGTAGCCCTCGGGGGTGCTGGCAACGGCCAGCTGGGGTTTCTTACCACCACGAAGACGGGCCAGCATCATTTCGCTGGCCTTCTGGGAGATTTCTTGGGAGGAAGTGTCGATCTCGTCAGCTAATACGAAGGAGAGCGTTTGTCCGCGGATGCGGTTGTATGTTTCGGTGGCGCGACAGAGAAGTGTGGTGGGTCCGTTAGGCAAATGAAGGACATATTCCGGTTGTGGGGATACGCGGAAGTCGTGTTCTATCTCGTATTCGGTTAAGAAATCGTCGAAGGCACGCATCCACACGTCGCGGATCATGATGTGGGTGGGCTCGAAGACAGCGCCGACGGTGCCGGGGTTGTCCATCGCCAGGAAGATGGCCTTGGCGCAGAGGGCGCGGGTCTTGCCGGCGCCGAAGCCGGCGCAAAAGCCCAGGATCAGATGCTTGTTGTCCTCAACGAAGTCGATCTGAGGGGGTAGGAGGCCCGCCAGGATGCGGGTGCGCAGCTGCTCGTAGGTCTCGGTGCAGCGGGCGTTGCGGTATTCGGGTGCTCCCAGGA